AAACAATTCTAAGCCTGGTTTACATTGACAAGATGTCTATGTATGATGTGATGGACGAAATGAGAATTAGTGACAGGACTTATTACAGATTGCTAAGGATTGCAAGAAAGGAATTGGAGCAAGTTTGGCAGTAAATGGCAGTTTTTGGCAGTGATTGTCAGTGCATGGCAGTTTTAATCTGCTAGAATGGTAGTATCAAGAAATAAGGGTAAGGCAGTAAGCCTTCCCTGACATGGAGAGTTGGCAGAGTGGGTCGAATGCGCCCGTTTGCTAGACGGGTGGCCGCCTACGTGCGGTCCGTGGGTTCGAATCCCACACTCTCCTTTGAGTGTTTGTGTCCCAGAATGGGGTAAGTCGTTGGACGAGAATTCATATATCACTCATCAACTTTGAAATGGTTGCGGATGCGACTAGGCCCTGCATGGTTGCACAGCTACTTATATCCTAGGTAAGTTATAAGCTGGGCGGTTTGATTCCGCTAGGGGTCTTTCTCCTATATTTTTCCCCACACAACTAAGTGTGGCTTTTTATTTTATTGAGGAACGGAGGTGATAAGATTGCTAAAAATTGAGTATGTGCCAATCAACAATATCTTCCCTTATTATAATAATGCCAGAAATAATGATGGGGAAGCTGTTAAAAAAGTAGCAACTTCAATAAAAGAGTTTGGTTTTCAACAACCTATCTTAGTCGATGAAAACAATGTGATAATAACAGGACATACAAGGCTCAAAGCCGCGCTTTCAATTGGATTAAGCACAATACCTATTGCTTATGCTGACAACCTGACGGATGAACAGGTTCGAGCGTATAGACTGGCTGATAATCGTGTAGCCGAGTTTTCAAGTTGGGACAAAGCCGCGCTTGCCTTAGAACTTGAGGCCTTTGAAACAATTGACATGTCAGATTTTGGTTTTGATTTATCGGGTTTTGAATTAGCTTCAGAAGACGAACTCCCAATAAATGAGTTACGTAAGGATGGGATTATTGACAAAGAACATTACAGTGAATCACATAGAGAAACCACTGTCAACCAATATAATTTGCGTGATTATGACGCAACTCGTGTCGACGGTAAATATAACATTCCATCACTTGAGCCGGTTACCTATGTGCCGAGTAAATTACAAGGTTTTAACTATATCCTTAACAAGCCTGATTATTCTGCTGGGATACACTTTTTTCTAGATGACTATCAATTCGAAAGGATTTGGCAGAGGCCAGAATTTTATATCGAAAAACTTACTGAATTCGATTGTGTCTTAACGCCGGATTTTAGTCTTTACCAAGACATGCCGATAGCTATGCAGATTTGGAATGTGTACAGGTCTCGATTAATTGGACAGATGATGCAAAACTATGGTTGTACAGTTATTCCGACTGTATCTTGGTCACGTCATGAGAGTTTTGTATTTTGCTTTGATGGTTTGCCACGAAATGCAACTCTCGCAGTATCAACAATCGGGGTTAAAAAATCTTCTGAACAGATGGCTGCATGGCGCTCTGGTATGGATAAGATGATTGACGAGTTATCGCCAAAACAGTTGATTGTTTATGGCGGCGAAGTTGAGTACGATTATAAAGACATAGAAGTTTTTTATTTCGATAACGAAACAACAAAAAGAATGAAAGAGAAAGGAACGTAGTTATGGGAGGCAGAGGCGCTAGTATCGGTGGAGGAGTAAAAAGTGCAAGTCAGTGGGCGAAGGCTATAGAAGAATCCAAGAAAAACGGACCAAGTTCTTATCGCCTAAAGATGTACAAAAAATTAAAGGCAGAACGTGATAACGCAACGGGAGCAGCCAAAAAAAGAGCTCAAAAAAATTTCGATAACTTTAACAAAGGGAAAAAAATACACGACGAAGCTCTAAAGAGAAGTAATGAGAAAAGAAGAGCTAGACTTGATAAACAGAGAGAGGCGGCTAGAGAAGCGTGGGCCCAAACTACCACCACAACATACGAAAAATTCAAAAAAAGACAGACAAGCAAATTCAATGACTGGTATTTTCAAGGTAGATAGTTCTTGGACGCTAACAATGATATAGATAATTTTTAGAATGAGAGAAGTGAGGCGATGGCAAATGGACAAAACTTGATAGTCCCAAGCTCGGACGAAGCTCGAAAAAATGGAAAAAAAGGAGGCATCGCTTCCGGAAAAGCTAGAAGAAAAAAATCAAATCTAAAAAAAGCTTTTGAGACTATTTTACAGGCGGATGTAACAAGTTCAGTTGCCAAAAAACAATTAGAAGATTTAGGTTTTGAAGCAACAAATGAAATGGCTGTTGCCATGGTCATGATGCAGAAGGCTATGAAAGGCGATGTTAGAGCTTTTGAACAGATTAATAAACTAGTTGCTATAGATACAAAAGACCGATTGGATAAACAAGAACAACGAGAGCGTATAAAAGCTTTGCAACTAGAAAACAAAAAGCGCGAATTATCGTTGGAAACTAACGAAACACATGAAACTGTACTTGATAGACTGTTCGATAAACTAGAAGAGGAAATAAATGGGAATTGATAGACTATACCACGATAAGCAACTCAGTATCTTAAAACGGGCCTTGCGTGAAGATTGGTACATGATGATAAACCATGGGGCTGTCCGTGCAGGAAAGACCCAGCTGGATAATGATTTGTTCTTAATGGAATTACGCAGGGCAAAGAAAAACGCTAAGTCTTGCGGTGTTGACAATCCTATGTACATCCTTGGTGCTACTAGTGCTGGTACTTTGCGAACCAACATCTTGCAAGAACTATCAGAAAAGTACGGAATAGATTTCAAGTTTGATAAACATGGAAACTTTACGCTCTTCGGGGTCTATGTGGTTACGACCTTCACAGGTTCTATCGCTGGTTTGCGTGCCATCCGTGGTATGACGGCGTACGGAGCCTATATCAACGAAGCGACACTGGCCAACAAGGAAGTCTTTGATGAAATCCGCAAGCGTTGTTCAGGTTTTGGCGCTCGTATCATTTGCGACACTAACCCAGACCATCCAAACCACTGGCTGAAAAAAGACTACATTGACAAAGCAGATGACAAGAGCATTATTGCTAATCATTTTACGATATTCGATAATACCTTTTTGAACCAGCGGTATATTGAGAACCTTATCGCAACAACGCCTAGCGGTATGTTTACAGAACGTGGCATCTACGGCCGTTGGGTCAGCGGGGAAGGGGCTGTCTATCGTGATTTCAAGGAAGACATGTTAATCTCTGGTGATGATATTCCAATAGACGATATCACTAGCTACTATGCTGGTGTTGACTGGGGATATGAACATCATGGGTCTATCGTTGTCTGTGGACAAACGGCAGATGGCAGAGTCTATCTCTTGGAAGAACACTCGGCGCAGTATCAAGAAATTGATTACTGGGTGGAGATTGCCAAAGACATCAAATTACGGTACGGGAATATCTATTTCTACGCCGACTCCGCTCGTCCTGAACATGTCGCCCGATTTGAACGAGAACATCTAAAATGCGTGAATGCTGATAAATCTGTTTTGAGCGGTATTGAACAAGTGGCTAAGTTGATGAAGCAAGGTCGCTTTTTTGTTTGTTCGGAAAAGGTTGAAAAATTCAAAGATGAAGTCTATCAGTATGTCTGGAATGAGAAAACGGGCGAGCCAGAAAAGAAGAATAATGATGTACTGGATGCACTTCGTTATGCTATTTATTCGCACATGGCTAAACCAAAAGCCAAAGTCAAACGTAAATCGCTATTTGGCTTGTAGAAAGGAGCAAAATGGAAGAAACATTAGTCTATAGCCGCTCATTGTACGATGAGCAGAATTTGGATAAAGATATCATCTACAAATTGATATTAAAGCATGACCAGACCAGTAGTAAGCTCAAGAAGCTAAAAGATTACTACTTGGGTAAGCATGCAATCGAAAAACACACACGCAGAAGTAATCTGCCAAATTTTAAGACAGTTGCCAATCACGCCAAGGACATTGCGGATACCGCCACAGGTTACTTTATGGGCAATGCTATCCGTTATCCTAAGACCGACGATATGGACATTGAAGACCTGTTAGAAGCTTTTGATAATGCAGATGTTGATTCGACAGACTCAGACAATGCTTTGAACATGGCGATCTATGGCAGGGCTTATGAGTACATCTATGTCAAAGAAGGTGAAAATGAGCTGGTAACACGTAGTTTAGAACCAGAGAACACTTTTATTGTTTACGATGATTCGATTGAGCAGAAGCCCTTGTTTGCAGTCTATTACTATCAAACAAAGGACGACGTGACAGAAGAAAGTTATTATCGGGCCCAGGTAGTGACCGAGAACCTGCAATATAGCATGTCTTTGCAGGAGCAGAAGAAAGAATCGGAAGAGGGTATTCCACATAATCTTGAAGGATTGCCAATTATCGAGTATCGAAACAATCGCTATATGGTCGGAGATTATGAGCAACAGATTAGCTTGATTGACGCATATAA